TTATCTGTTCAACGAATACAACCGGGAGCGGTTCACGCCGCCCTACTTCCAGCACATGGACAGAGTAGGGACGGCGCGGATTGCTCAGATTCTCCAGCATTATGAGGACATGGGCAAGCCCGTGGTGCTTTGTTGCTACGAAGATGTCCGAAAGCCCGGAGAGTGGTGTCATAGACTGGTGTTCGCAGACTGGTGGCTCCAGAGAACAGGAGAAATGATCGAGGAGCTGCCTGACCCGTCACCAAACAAGTGGGCGAAACAGCCTGAACCGCTGAAAGCGGTTGAGCCTGATGCAGTCCAGATGAAAATGTGGTAATACCCGCCGATAGCTCAGAAAGTAGAGCACCTGACTCTTAATCAGGGGGTCGCACGGTTCAATCCCTGCTCGGCGGACCAACCATAGGGAGTCATGTTGGAAACAGCATGGCTCCCATTTTTTATGCCTACGAACAAGGGTTTTCCAGACGTTCACGTCTTTGGAAACAACCCACCCTCTGGAAAGCAACTGCTCCAGTCGAAACCAGAGGGGCAATTTTGAAAGAAAGGTCGGTGATATGAATGGCAAAGTTCCAGAACCCCGGAGCGTTCTTCCTCGGAACTCTGGTTGCTCAGGAGCAGAAGTTCCTGAAGCCGCTGATTGAAAACGCCCGCAAGCATGGGTACACCCGGTTCGTTGAGCCGTGCGCCGGCGCTTTCGCCATGTCGCACATCGCGGCGCAGTGTGGGTACAAGCCCAGCGAGATTGAGGCCAGCGACGTTTCGATGTTCACCTCCATCATGGGATATGCCATCACGGGCCAGTCCCTTGAGGAGCTGGAAATCAGAGCGGACGGCTTCACGAATGAGGAGCTGCTTGACCCTGCGGTTGCGCTCTATGCACAGTTGTACCTGCGGACTGTGAAGAACGCCGGGAAGGAATACTTCTACGGCATCATGCGCGATCTGGAATACCGCAAGGAGGAGCATCTGGCGGAAATCCGCGCACAGCTCGACAGGGCCAAGCAGTCCTTGCACGGGATGAGCTACCGCCCGCTGGATATGTGGAAGCACCTTGAAACGTGCTATGATGACCCCCACTGCCTTGTGGTTGCAAACCCGCCCACCTATGCCGCTGGATTCGAGAAGTGGTACGACACCGGCGGGCGCATGACATGGAAAGAACCTGAGTACGGCATCTTTGACCCAAAGACCGGGCTGAACGATCTGTACGAAAAGATGAACGATGCCAAGTGCCTTCTGATGTGCTACGAGGAGAACGCCCCGGGCCTCACTGCCGGGCATCCTGTCTTTGCTCGGTATGGTGTGCGTGACGGCATCAACGTGTACCTGACTACCAACCGCCCGGATGAGGCGACCATGCTTGCCGAGGGTAAAATGATTACCCGCCCGAACGAGGGCAAGCTGGAGCCGCTGGATTGCAGCATCCTGCCGCGTGATTATGAAATCACCCGCAAGAGCAAGATTCAGATTACCCAGATCGAGCGCACAGCCGCCCAGTATTATAGAAAGCTCTGGACGCACAACTTTGTCGGTTCGTCTGCGCCTATCAACATGGCCGTCCTCATCGACGGCAAACTGGCTGGCGTGTTCGGGCTGGATAAGTCAGCGCTCACGATGGGAGCCTTCGGTACGCAGGTTTCCGATGCTGTGTTCCTCATGTACGGCATGACCGTCCCCCACAAGACCTACCGGCTGGGGCGGCTGCTGACCATGCTTGCACAGAACAGGCCGCTGATTATGAACATCTGCACGGATTTGGAGAAGGAAAAGGCCAAGTCCCTCAAGACGGTGCAGATGACCAAGTACCCGGAGGCCAAGGAAATGCGGGGGCTGATGGAGTTGACCAAGAAAGTCCCGGATAAGAAGATGGGCTACCGGCTCACATACGAGTCGCCCTTGTACGATAGAAACGCCAAACAGGCATTGAATGAATGGTTAGGGAGGGAAGAACGATGGCAGAAACAGCGCGAGAAAACCAAGTCAGCAGCGCAGCCGTAAAGTATGAAACGGTCGCCGACATGGGTTCGGGGCTGGTCATCGCCAAGGTAAAGCTGACGGATTTCAGGGAGCAGGACATCAACGCCCGCATTATGAAGACCGAGATGCAGAAGCAGCTCACCGACAATATCAAAAAGCGGGGACAGCTCGAAAGTCTCCCGTTCTGCGCACTCATCGACGGTAAGATCGAGATTATCTCCGGCCACCACCGCATCCGTTCTGCAAAGGACAGCGGTGTGCTGACGGAGCTTTTTGTCATTCTGGACACCACCGGCCTGCGGCGCTCTCAGGTGGCCGCAAAGCAGTTGGCGCACAACGCCATCAGCGGCTTTGATGACCAGTCCACCCTGAAGGAAATCGCCAAGATGATCGACGATGTGGACGATATGCTGGAAAGCTACATTGGCAAGGACATCATCGGCGAGCCTATGGCCGAGCTTGAGAAGCTGCTGTCCCCGAAGGTGGAGTTCGACTGGAAGAACGTCACGTTCACCTTCCTGCCGCACCAGCTCCGCGATCTGGACCAGCTTGTGAAGGTTCTGGGGTCTCTCAGCCCCGATATGCTGGGCGTTGCAGATATTGACCAGCACGAGGAGTTCATCGAAACCATCACGAAATATCAGCAGTTTGCCAATGTCAAGAACACCGGTGCCGCCATCCATGCGATGATTAAGGCCACGGAATCCCTGTTCGAGGACCTGCACTTCGACGAGAGTCAGGAGTGGGTGCAGCTCCCGAACCTGTTTGGTTCCCCGGCTATCCCGAAGGAAGCCGCCGACACCATCGCACAGGCTCTTGACAAGATGGTCAAGGAGGGCGAGATTGGCCCAAAGAACAAGTGGCAGGCGCTCGAATACTGGGCTGCGGATTATCTGGCAGGGAAGTAGGTGATAGCAAATGCCTACGCCTCTAAAGTACAATCAGGCGTACCACGATGACTGGGCATGGTCACTTGCTATCAAGGGCGCAACCGATCAGGACATTGCCGATGCGTTCCATGTTGCCCGTAGGACTATCATCCGCTGGCGGCAGACGTACCCATCGTTCAATGATGCCTGCGAGCACGGAAAGGAAGTCGCCGATGCAAAGGTGAAGCGGTCGCTGTATGAACGTGCCGTAGGTTTCGAGTATCAGGAAAAGGAAAGCGTCATCGACGTGGACCCCCGGACGGGCGAACAGAAGCCAGTGCGGGTCCGAACGCTCACCAAGAAAGCCGTCCCCGATACGATGGCGCAGATGTACTGGCTCAACAACCGATGCCGGGATGAGTTCTCCCAGACCCAGAAGGTTACGCTTGACGGAGCTGTTCAGACATCCCCGTTCGACAACCTGACGGATGATGAACTCCGCCGTCTGGCTCAAATGGACGAGGGCCTTGATGGCGACGCGGAATAATGTTTCGCCTGCCAAGCGCAAGTACCTCAGCTCCAATGCCCGGATTGCGCTGGCAAAACGGCATTACGTCGATTATGTCCAGTACGTCCACATGGGCAGGTGGAAAAGAGCCAGACACCTTGACCTCGTGTGTGAAAAGCTGGAAAGCATCATGGAGGGGAAGACCAAGCGGCTGATGATATTCATGCCGCCGCGCCACGGAAAGTCTATGACTGTGACTGAAACCTTCCCATCGTTTTATCTGGGAAAGTTCCCGGAGAAACGCATCATCGAAATCAGCTACAGCGGCGACCTTGCCCAGCAGTTCGGTAAGAGGAACCGTGATAAGGTCGAGGAGTTCGGTCCTGCGCTGTTTGGGCACACCATCTCCCAAGTACAGGCCACCAAAACGAACTGGAACCTCGACAACGGCATGGGCGGCATGATCTCCGTTGGTATCGGCGGCTCCATCACCGGCTATGGCGCAGACCTGCTTATCGTCGATGACCCCATCAAGAACCGCGCCGAGGCTGAATCTGCCACCTACCGCGATAAGCTGTGGGACGAGTACCAGTCCACGGTGAGTACCCGACTGCACGCAGGCGGCGCTGTTATCATCATCCTTACCCGCTGGCACGAAGATGACCTTGCCGCCCGGCTCCTGAACCCGGAGTACGGCAAGGTTGAGGACTGGGACATTATCTCGCTCCCGGCCATCTGCGAAGACCCGGCTACCGACCCTCTGGGCCGTGAGCTAGGCGAGGCGCTGTGGCCTGCGGGCGGCTACGACGAAGCATGGGCTGCACAACAGAAAGAGACCGTCGGTACATACGCATGGTCTTCTCTGTATATGCAGACCCCCACACCAAGCGCAGGCGGCATGTTCAAGAGAGAGTGGTGGAAACGCTGGGCGGCGCTGCCGTCCGGCCTGCATGACTTCATCCAGTCGTGGGACTGCACCTTCAAGGACAAGGACGGCTCGGACTTCGTTGTCGGGCAGGTCTGGGCAAGGAAAGGCGCAGACCGCTATCTGCTCGATCAGGTGCGTGGCCGCATGAGCTTCACAGAAACGCTGGATGCCATGCGCGGGCTTTCCTCCAAGTGGCCCCAGACCACAAGAAAGCTGGTCGAGGACAAGGCCAACGGCACGGCGGTCATCGACGTTCTGAAGAAAGAAATCCCCGGAATCATCCCGGTGGAGCCGTTTGGCGGCAAGGTGGTCCGCGCCCATGCGACCACCGCGGTGGCTGAAGCTGGAAACGTCTACATTCCAGCGGCATCTGCCTGCCCGTGGGTGATGGACTTTGTGGAAGAAATGGCCGCGTTCCCAAGCGGTGCGCACGATGACCAAGTTGACTGCTATTCGCAGGCGAACGCCTACTACAACGACAACACGTTTGATATTCATTCGCTGATAACGTAAGAAAAGAGGTGAATGCAATGCTGATTATTTTCTCGGTCAATGACCAGAAAATCACCCATGACCTGAAAGGCCAACTTGTCGCAGGCAGCGTAGACATTGTGCAGGCCGCGTTCAAATTTGACAGCTCGTGGGATGAACTGGACAAGATCGTCGTTTTCACGAGCAGCGCTTGTCCCAAGCCCGTCCCGGTGCAGTTTGCCGATGAGGCGTTCTACATCCCGAAGGATGTGCTGAAGCCCGGCAAGCTCTACGTTTCCGTGGTCGGTTTCGGGCTGGACGGCCGGAAGAAAACTACGCAGAAGTGGGACATCATGCAGGCTATCACCGTTCAGAAGTGCGGCGATGGCGGCGATTGTGACCTGCTGCGATATTTGGCACAAGGTCAGGTCGCCGATGGGAAAGTCGCAAAAGACGAAGAAGTCGAAGATATGCTGGACAATGTGTTCGGCAAGTCGGACACTCCCAAGCCCGACCCCGGAGGCTCCGATTCCGGCGATAAGAACGTCAGTGAGGACGATGTCGCCACTGATAAGGACGTGACCGATATGCTCGACAAAGTATTCGGTTGATGTCCTCTCGCCCTCGAAAGAGGGCCTTAATTTGTCATAGCGGCATGGAAGCTGCTGTGAAATAAATTTTGGAGGTATGCAAATGCCCGTATCCGCAAGCAAACTTGTAACCCTCGCTCAGTTACAGGTGCAGGCGGAGAGAGTCAAGCAGGAGCTGGCGAAGTACACGCTGGCATCCGAGCTTGGCTCCCTCGCCAAGAAGAGCGAAATTTCGGAAGCTGACCTCTCGGCTGCTCTGAAGTCCGTTATTGACGGAAAGATGGATGCAGCAGACAGCATGACGACCGAGGCAATCAACAGTGCCATCGCCACCGCCATTGCAAAGTCTGCTCATGCACGCTTCGAGAAAGTTGAGAAGGTTCCTTCCAACGATGAGGCGCAGGATAATGTGCTGTATCTGGTGATGAATGCTGCCACCGGGTACTACGACATTTACGCTAAGGTCGGTGAGGAAGTCGTCCGTCTGGATGACACCACCGTTGACCTGAGCAACTATGCGACCATCGAACAGCTGAATGCCGTTTCTGGCGGCATTGGCGGCACGGTGTATGCAGGCACGAAGGAAGACCTGTCTGCATCCGATGATTCGGTTATCGCCGCGTATTTCAAGGCGCACACCGACGTGGCCGTCAAGAAGGGCGATGTCTTCGTGGTCACGACCACCGTTGGCAACTCTACCTACGAGAAGTCCGCCTACTTCTACGACGGCAAGGCGTGGGTCGCCATGACCGGCAACGTCGATGCTGATAAGGTCATCCTGCGGGATAACATCACGTTGGCCGGTGGCTATACGCAGGTGGGCAACCTGACCAAGAGCCAGAACGGCACGTCGATCTTCTCCACCAAGGGCAAGAGTGTTATGGATGCGCTGACCGAAATCTTCAGCAAGCGGCTCCAGCCCAGCATCACCGCACAGCCGTCCATCGGTACGTTCACGCTGACCGGTGCTGGTGCTGTTGAGGCCGGCACTAAGGTAGCTGCTGCGGCCTACTCTGGCGCAACGCTGAATGCTGGCTCCTACCAGTACGGCCCGGCGACCGGTGTTGTGGCGACCAACTTCAAGGTCGAGCGCATTACCAATGCGGCCACTACGCAGGTCGTGTCCGTGGCTGCTGCATCCCTGACCGCCGGTTCCGACAACAACGGCGGTGCTGGTTTCATCATCGGCGATGCAGGCGGCGATAATGCCGTGTCCAGCCTGAAGTACCGCGTCACTGCCACCCACGGCGCAGGTGTGACCGCAAAGGATAATCTCGGCGCTGCGTCCAGCCCGGCGGTTGCCATTGCGGCAGGCACCAAGACCAAGGACACCGGGGCCTACACCCCGTTCCGTAATACGTTCTATGGCACGTCTACCGGCAAGCCTGCTCTGGACAGCGCGGCCATCCGCGCACTGGGTAAAACCGGCAAGGCATACGCCGCTGGTACGCTGACCCTGAATGTTCCTGCCGGTACGCAGCGCGTCGCCATCGCCTGCATTGCTACCGCAAAGGGCGTCACCAAGGTCATCAACGAAACCGCCATGAACGCAGATGTCACCAGCACCTTCGTGAAGTCCACCGTCCCCGTTGAGGGCGCAAACGGCTATGCAGCGAAGGACTATAACGTCTGGGTCTTTGAGCCTGCCGTTGCTTATGGCAACGCCGCAGTCCTCAAGGTAACGCTGGGCTAAGAGGGGAGGAACTGAACATGGCTGTGAACAATACCGCAAAGACCTACTCCAACATGGAGTTCCCCCTGAGCATGAAGCGTCAGGACGCTTTTTCTCTTGACCCTACCTGCGTGTGGCCGTCTATGGCTGACGCGCAGAACTATGCGAAGACGAACCCGACCGCCTACATCGGTCAGGTCCTCTCCGTGGTCGTGGACGGGGTTGCCACCTCGTACACCATCCAGAATGCCGCCGGTGATCTCGCCCCGCTGGGCGCTGCATCGGTTGACATCGCAACCGATTCTGAGGTGAGCGAAATGCTGAGTGAAGTATTTTCCACCGATAACGCCTGATAAAGATATGGAGGAATGAACGATATGGCATACAATGAGGAAAAGCTGGCCCGCCTGAAGCACCTGAAGCAGCTCGCACAGAAAGCTAAGGCTGAGAGCGACGCTGTTGCTACTCGTGTTAAGGCTCTGGAAGATGCTGGCGCACAGGCCAACGTGCTGGAGACCATTAAGGTCAACGGCGTGGTGCAGAGCATCGAGGATAAGGCTGTGGACATCAAGGTTCCCGGCTACACTGTGGAGAAGTCTGAGAAGTCCGGCGACTATGCTGCTGTCTACCAGCTCATGAAGGATGGCGTTGCCGTTGGCGCGGCTATCAACATTCCGAAGGATATGGTGGTTAAGTCTGGCTCTGTTGTGACCAACCCCACCGGCCAGCCCAAAGGCACTTATATCAAGCTGGTTCTGGCAAATGCCACCAACGACACCCTGTACATTGATGTCGGCGGCCTGATCGAGTACGTTACCTCCGGCTCTGCTGCGGGTGATATGGTTGTCATCGCCATTGATGAGCAGACTCATAAGGTCACCGCATCTATCACCGACGGCGCAATCACTAAGGCAAAGCTGGAGACCGAGGTGCAGACCGCCCTGAACAAGGCCCATGAGCACGCCAACAAGGCGCTGCTGGACACCTACGACCAGACCAACGCCAACATCAAGGATGCCGTCAGCAAGAAGCACTCTCACGCCAATGCGGCCGAGCTGGACAAGATCGCTACCGGCGATAAGGAAAAGTGGGACGCCACCTCCACCAAGGTTGAAGGTATTGCTGAGGGCGCTACCAAGGTCGAGGCCAGCACCACCGAAGGCAATATTAAGATCAATGGCGTGGAGATCGCGGTCGTTACCATCGCCACCGACGCTGAGGTCACTGAGATGCTGACCGAGGTCTTTGGCGCAACCGCCTGATAACCCATAAGTAAGAATGCAGCGGCAGGGGAATGGACTCCTGCCGCTGTTATTTTTGGAAAGGAAAGCGAACATGAGCGACAAACTCAACACGCTTGAAGCGCTTAGGCTTGCTTCTCTGAAGGCAAAGGGTTACACGGCAGAACAGATTGCAGCGCTGTCTTCTGCGATGGAAGACATCATCAAGGACATCAACGATTCTCTGAAGACCTGCGAAGATCATGTACAGTCGGCTCATGCTCCCGCCAATGCGGAAGAAAACGTCATCGTCAGCATCCAGCGGAACGGGCAGGCAATCCCTCCCGACAACAAGGTCGTGAACATCGTGGTGCCGACCAAGACATCCGCTCTGGAAAACGACTCCGGCTATGCTACGACGGATGAAGTTGAGGAAAAGGTCAACGGGGCCGGGCATCTGAAAGCCGTCCCTGTGGACGCTCTCCCTGCGCCCAGTGAAGCCAACGCTGACACCATCTATTTCCTTCGCAAGAACAACAGTGAAGCTGGGAAGCAGTACAGAGCGTACAAGCTCATCCACGGCATCTTTGAGATCGTCGGCTCTGCTGAGGTGGACCTCACCAGCTATGCTACACGGGAAAGTGTGGCAAAGGCGGATGATGACCTCATCAAGGGCATTTACAACAACATGACCGCAAGCAGCGAGAAGTATCTGGGCAGTGGGAACCTGCTGCTGTTCTGGACGCTTCTGAAAAGCCTGCTCAATGGCCATGAATCCAGTATCAACGACCTGCTGGCCCGCGTGAAGTTGCTGGAGCTGATTCTGAGCGCTGATGTTACCGGCAATCCATACTATGTCACCTTTAACACCCTGACAGATGTTGTCGTGTCCAGCGGTATCTGGAATGAGGCCGATGGACGCATTGAGTTTTAACAGGAAGGAGGGAGCGCAATGCACATACCTGAAGATGAGGCCGAACGTCGGCGCTTAAATGAGCGGGGACGCGAAATCCTGCGGCGAAAGAACGGCGCTGTGCGTCCGCATCGTGAGGATGGCTATGTGAACCTCCTGAACAAGTACGGAACCAAGCAGGATAACTCCGAGGCGTACAAGTTTGAGCGGGAGCCGGTCATTCCTGATATGCAGCTCACTGGGCTGTATGAGGGCAACGGTCTGTTCTCCAAAATCATTGATACGCCTGCCGAGGAAGCGCTGAAACATGGCTTCGACCTGAACCTGAAAAGCGATGAGGTGAATGCCTTTGTGGAAGATGCTCTGGATGATCTCGAATGGGAGGAGAAGGCCGCCACCGCCATCAAGTGGGCGCGACTCTACGGCGGCGCTCTTATCGTCATGCTGATCGACGATGGGCGCGGGCTGGAAGAGCCTGTTGACTGGGAACATATCCGCAGCATTGATGAACTGCGCGTCTATGAGCGCTCCATCGTGCAGCCCGACTACGCCAGCCTGTACCAGCAGGATTACGGCGGGAAGGGCGTTGGGAACCGGGTGTCCAAGTTCGGACAGCCGGAATATTACTATGTTTCCAGCATCTACGGTTCCTTCAAGGTTCATGAGAGCCGCTGTCTGGTGTTCCGCAATGGCGTTCTGCCGGAGCAGACCTCCAATGCAACCTACCTGTTCTGGGGGATGCCGGAGTACGTCCGCATCCGCAGGGCACTGCGGGAAACCGTGACTGCCCACACCGACAGCGTAAAACTGCTGGAGCGGAGTGTTCAGGCCATCTACAGCATGAAGGGGCTTGCCTCTCTGCTGACCACAGATGACGGCGAGAACCAAGTGCTGAAGCGCCTACAGCTTGTAGACACTTCCCGTGGCCTGCTGAACAGCATCGCCATTGACTCCGAGGGAGAGCAGTACGACTTCAAGACGTTCCAGTTCTCTGGCGTGAAAGATGTCATTGACGCCACCTGCAATATGCTGTCGGCGCTGACAAACATCCCGCAGACGATTCTGTTTGGCCGGTCCCCGGCCGGCATGAACGCCACCGGCGACAGCGACTTCGAGAGCTACTACAACTTCGTGGAGAAGATTCAGCGGCTGATGCTGAAACGCAACCTCCGCACCCTGCTGGATGTCGTGTTCCGGGCGGGCATCGCTTCAGGTGATGTGACTGAGGAACCCGACTATAAGCTGGAGTTCAAGCCGCTGTGGAGCCTGAGCGATACCGAGCAGGCGGCGGTTGACCAGACCAAGGCCCAGACGGAGCAAATCAAGGCACAGACCGCGCAGCTCTATGTCGATATGCAGGCCGTTGACCCCTCCGAGGTCCGCAGCCGCCTTGCATCTGATGAGGAGTTCGATGTCGAAGACATCATCTCCGGTGACGATGAGAACGACCTGCTCAAGTCCCTACTGGGCACCGAGCCGAACGCCATGAGCGACGTGGAAGCAGCCCAGAGGAATCTGGAGCAGGCACAGGCACCGGGCGGCGCAGAGCAGAGCATTCAGGCAGCGCCACCCCCTGCGGCCAATGCTGATGCAGCCGACACCGATTATGGCGTCGGCGTTCTCGTTATTCAGGATGGCCGGTTCCTCTGCGGCACACGCCAGAAGGAAGGCTCCATCGGCGGGCCGGGCGGGCACATCGAAGCAGGGGAGTCCCCTGAAGATGCAGCCATCAGGGAAACGCAGGAAGAGTTCGGCATCACGCCGAAGGGCCTCATCCCGGTTGCTTTCCTGAGCGACCTGAAAGACCCGTACTGCCCGTCCCACGTTTTCCTCTGCACAGACTTTGACGGCAGCATCAAGTGTGCCGACGGCGAGATGACCTCACCGGGGTTCATCACCGCTGAAAAGATGGCCGAGCTGTCTGCCCAGACCCCAGAACATCTGTTCCCACCGTTTGCCCAGAGCATCACCGCCTTGCTTGACGTTTTATCGTTAAATCCCGGTTTGACATCGGAAGCACAAAATGCTAAGATGAAAGATAGGATGGACTTCAACGAAGCCGACCATCCACGGGATGAAAACGGGCAGTTCGCAGAGAGCGAGAGCAGTGGCTCTGGCTCGACCGAAAGCGGGCCTGCGGTATCTCCTGAAGGCGAAAATGCCCCCTGCACTGGGTTTGCTTCTCCTGAAAAACTTAAAGACCACGCTACACGGCATGGCCTTGAGGAAATGGGCATCCAGTCGGAAGAAGAATACCAGCAGAAAGGCATCGACTTTCTGAAACAGCCCTGTGGAGGGGACGTTGTTGGATATGCTCGGTCGGACGGCTCCATCGTAAGGTTCAACACCAAAACGACGGAATATGCGAGCGGCTTTCCCGGAGGTGTTCTCAAAACCTATATGAAGGCAAAGTGTGGGAAAAATGGTGCGCCTAACCTTGATAAGGCGGTGGCGTATTATAATAGCAGAAAGGAAGCGGAGAACAAATGATGAGTCTTGAAGAACTCAAAAAGGTAAAGTATGGCGACAGCTATGATTGCCCAGTCTGTGGTCAGTATACTTTTGAGTATGCTGGAGACTATGACATTTGCCCCGTATGCGGCTGGGAAGACGAACTCATGCAGCTTGCTGACCCGGACGAAGAAGACTGTACTAACCACATGAGCCTGAACCAAGCCCGCGAGGCATGGAAGAACGGGCAGAAGGTGGAGTGATTGCAATGTATAACTTCATTGCAATCTACCGCATCCTGAGTTATCTGGAACAGGCGCTGGACTATGACGAACCTGATATGTCGCAGATTTCATCAAGCGCTCTGGGGCTGTCGGCCAACAGATGGCTTGCGCTCCTGCGGCTGCTGGAGGATGCCGGGTATATCGAAGTCTTCGGTCATGGAACGAGGATAACCCTTCGTGGGCTGGAGTATCTACAACAGAATAGTCTGATGCAGCGAGCCGTAAGCCTCATGTGAGATTTGCGGCTTTTCTGCTGTGTAAGAGCGATGGGAAACCACCGCTCTTTTTGTTTGTCTGAAAACCCATCTCAAAACGGAACGGAGAAAGATCATGAACAAGGTCACGATTTTTAAGTACGAGGAAAACAAGCTGGTGCGCACCCTGAACCAGAACGGCGAACCGTGGTTCGTCCTGAAGGACGTGTGCGGCATCCTCTCCATCGGCAATGCCGCCGATGTTTATGCCCGTCTTGATGAGGATGAAAAGGGGGTCGGTCAGGTCGATACCCTTGGTGGTCTTCAGCGGATGAGCATTATCAGCGAGGCGGGTCTGTACAATGTCATCCTGCGCAGCGATAAGCCGGAGGCAAAGCCCTTCCGCAAGTGGGTCACTGCCGTGGTGCTGCCCAGCATCCGCAGGAACGGCGGCTACATCGCCGGGCAGGAGGAGCTTTCCCCGCAGGAGCTTATGGCAAAGGCGCTGCTGGTCGCCCAGAAGACTCTGACCGACCGCGATGCCCGCATCAAGGAGCTGACGGCGCAGAACCAGATCATGCAGCCGAAGGCCGAGTATTTTGACGAGCTGGTGGCCCGGAACCTGCTGACCAACTTCCGCGAAACTGCCAAGGAGCTGGGCATCAAGGAGAAGGATTTCATCGGCTGGCTGCTCGACCACAAGTATGTCTACCGCGACCAGAAGAACAAGCTGATGCCGTATGCGGCAAAGAACAACGGCCTGTTCGAGGTGAAAGAGGGCAAGGGCCGACACAACGACTGGGCGGGCACCCAGACGCTCATCACCCCGAAGGGCCGTGAAACCTTCCGTCTGCTGTGCAAGGAACCGCCTGTTTTACCGCAGTTCACCGCATTGTAAACCGGCATCAATGCGATCGTAAACCATAAAACAACCGCTTTTCCACCGCAATCACCGAAATGGTCGGAAATCTCAGGACGTAAAATTGGCCGTTTTTAGAATATATCCACTCACTTTTGGATATTTATGCAAAAATGGTCAAAAATCCGCCGGAGCGTCCACCGGACAATCCTGCGGAGCGTCCAGACATAACCGTACCTCACCAAACCAAACCGTAACTTGTTGTCAAATTTTCACTTCGTTCAAATTTGCCAACGGGGCGGGCGCGGGGCATGGCGCACGGCAGGCAATTTTCGCAACCAGCGAAAACACGGCTCTCCAGCGCTTTTCAAACCCCAGACACAAAATTATCCACCAACAACCTTTGGGACGTTTCTCGCCACCCATCAGAAGTTCTCAGAGGACATTAAGCCATAAACTCAACTGCGGCGGTGCAAACCACCGCTTTTTTGCTGTTCAAGACCGGAAAAGGAGGCGAAAACAGTGAATGATACCGTCCACGGACACATGGTACAGGACCTGCTCCGCCACCGCTTCGGCAGTCATGAATGTCTGATATGCAAATATTCACCAAAGTACCCTGTGCAGGCAGAGCGAGAGTTCCAGCGGGTCACAAATGCATACATCCGCATTCTGAACGAACTGCTGAAAGAGAGCTTGCCGGAGATCAGGGATGCCGCGCGGGCCGAGAAAGAAGGCCAGCGCTACGATGATGCTTCAGATCTGATTGCCAAGGTCAAGACCGTCTTCTCCAAGATGGCCGTGGAGCTGGAACGTCGGACTTCGATGTTCAGCCTGCGCAGCAAGATTGAGTCTATGGCAAGGCTCACCCGGAAGCTGAGCATCCGGGAGTGGAAGAAAGCAGTCAAGTCCACGCTGGGCATTGATTTGCTGGATGACTACTACACCGGCGAGCTGTACCGGGTAATGATGGAGCACTGGGTCGAGGACAACGTAGCGCTCATCAAGACCATCCCGCAGGAGAGTCTGGGGCGTATGCGCCAGATCGTGCTGGAGGGCTACCGGAACGGCGAAACCACAACGTCCATCGTCAAGCAGATTCAGCGGACGTACAGCGTAGACCGGCGGCACGCTCAACTGCTTGCCCGTGACCAGATTGCAAAACTGAACGGCGACATTACCCAGCAGCAACAGCAGGATGCAGGCGTGGTGGAGTACGTTTGGTCCACATCCGGCGATAGCCGCGTCCGCCCCAGCCACGCTGCGCTGAACCACAAGAGGTTCCGCTGGGATGACCCGCCGGTGGTCGATGCAAAGACTGGCAGGCGCTGCCACCCGGGCATGGACTATCAGTGCCGCTGTTGCGCACTGCCTGTCTTCAACATCAAAACCGTAGACCTGCCGGTCACGAAAGGGGGCGATGGCCGTGGATGAAACCATCCGCTAAGACCTGAGAAGGGAGTTGTTCAACATGGGAACTGAAACGAAAGTTCAGCGCTTCGACAGCCTGCCGCTGGATGCCACCTATTTCACAGATGAGGGCTACCTTGTAGACCATCCCATCGTGACATCGGTGGGCATTTTTGTTTATCACAACCCGGACGGTTCCGAGCGCCGGGAGCTGCGGTTGCCTGAAGAAGTCTTTGCTGAAAAGAGCCTTGCGTCCTACAAGGGAAAGCCCATCATCGTAACGCATGATGCAGGCTACGTTGACACCGACAACGTGAAAGAGGAGAGCATCGGCACGATTTTGTCGGAGGGCTACCGGGACGGCGATGATGTCCGAGCAGAAATCATCGTCCACGACACCGACAGCCTGAAGAAGTACAAAATGCGCGAGTTGTCCTGCGGCTATAACCTGCGTCTGGACGAAACGCCCGGTGTCTGGGAGGGGCAACCCTATGATGCCATTCAGCGGGACATCGAAATCAACCATCTTGCCCTTGTCGATAAGGCGAGGGCTGGTGAACAGGCCCGGCTCAACATTGATGGGCAGGGCCACGACTGCATGAAAGGAGAAAAACTGAACATGGAAAACACCACCAAGAGAACTGATGGCGCTCCCACCCCGGAGGAGCTGGCCGCTGCTGTGGAGGCGTTCAAGAAACGCCGTGCAGAGCGTTCTGGTGCTGCGGCCGACGGCGGTATTACCGCAGAGCCGCCTGCGCAGACCGCCGGTGCTGCTGAAGGCGAACAGCCGGATGCAGTTCAGCAGGTCAAAGACCGCCGTGACCGCCGCGATTCTGAGGGCGACCCGGCAGATATGCCCGGCGCAATGGGCGTGATCGCGCAGCAGGACGAGGACATCGACACCCTGCTGGGAGTTATCGACGTTCTGAAAGCTGCTGGTACGACCACTGACGGCGCTGAGGGCGACTGCGGCGGCACTCAGACCGATGGCGACGGCGATGAAGGCAACGCCGATGAGGGCGGCGACGCCGCGCAGGATAAGAAAGACCACGCAGACTCCGCCAATGACTTCCGCGAGCTGCTGCGCGTTGTCCGTGTCGGCGACCGCCTGAACATGGATGGTCTGGAAGCCATGAGTGTCAAGGATGCCAAGAAGGCCGTTCTGGGCAAGCTGAAGCCCACCCTGCATCTGGACGGCAAGAGCGCCGCCTACGTCAACGCAGCGTTTGACATGGCCGTTTCCGAGATGAAGGAGCGCAAGGATACCAACTATCAGCGTTCCCAGATGATGCACGGCGATGGCAAGCCCCCTGTGAAGCAGACCAGCTCCGCTTCCGAGGCCCGCCAGCGCATGATCGACCGCAGAATGAAGAAGGAGGAAAAGTAAGATGGGTGTTCAGAAAACCTACGGCTATGCAACCAGCAAGGGCGTTGCAGGTGGCATCTACGATATGTTCCACTACCCGGTGGACTCCCGTTTCAATGAGGAGGCGACCGGCAAGCTGCATTTCGGTGTTGGTGTTGTCACCGGCAAGGTCCCGGGCAGCAGCGTTGCGCTTCCGACCAGCGCAAGCACTGCTGATAACTTCGAGGGTGTTGTCATCAACGGTTTCGACCGCCAGCAGGATTTGGAGGGGAAGCTCTACGTCCTGAACAACCAGAACGTCGGTGTCATGCGCCGTGGCCGCGTTTGGGTACGTCTGGCGACCGGCGCTGCACCCGCCTATGGTGATGCCCTGCACATGATCGTGGAAGGCGATGAGGCAGGCTGCTTCGCAAAGGAGGGCGGCATCGCAATTCCCGGTCGTTTCATCGGTGCGGCCAGCAATGGCGTTGCGCCGGTGGAGCTGTACGGCGTTCCTGCCGCGAGCGGCGCTGACGGTCACGCTGCATCCACCGACGATGCCAAGCCTACTGTCTGAGAGAAGGAGGACAAAATCAGATGAACACTAACCAGAAATCCATGAGATACGACCAGAACGACTACAACGCTCTGCTGCACTCCGAGATTCCGGCCGCTCTGGTCGAAATTCCGCAGATGAACTTCGATGATGCCAGCGATGCCTCCGTGTTCTTCGCCCGCGAGCTGGATTACGTCAAGTCTCAGTCCTACGATGTGGAGTACCCGGAGTTCACCGCGCTGAAGCTGTTCCCGATGTCCAGCGAAATCAACCCCGGTGCCGAGACCGTCACCTACTACAGCTACGATAAGACCGGCATGGCGAAGATTATCAGCAACTATGCCACCGACCTGCCCCGTGCTGATGTGAAGGGCAAGCCCACCACCGCCATCATCAAGTCTCTGGGTGACAGCTACGGCTACTCCGTTCAGGAAATGCGTGCCTCTGCTATGGCAGGCAAGTCGCTGGATGCCCGCAAGGCTGAGTCCGCCCGCTATCAGATCGACTACCTGAACAACAAGATCGCGTGGAACGGCGATGCCGAGACCGGCCTGCGCGGCGTTCTGTCCAAGGACAACGATGTGCCGCTGTACGTCCCTGCGGCCGGCGCAAAGGGTTCTACCAAGTGGGCAGACAAGACCGAGGACGAGATTCTGGCCGACATCACCGGTATGCTGAAGCAGGTCGCCCGCACCACCAAGAAGGTGGAGAAGCCGGACACTCTGGCCCTGCCTTCCGAGGCGTATATCGAGATTCAGAACCGTCGTATCGAAAGCACTGCCACCACCGTGCTGAAGTACGTTCAGGACAATATCAAGGATATTGCCCGTATCGTCTCCTGCCCGGAGCTGGACCCCGACAGTGTGGATACCAACCCCTATGCGGCAGAAAGCGATGGCAAAGGCGTTGCGCTGCTGTTCAAGAACGACCCCCGCAAGTTCACCATCGAGAACCCGCTGTCCTTCATGCAGTATCCCGTGCAGCCTGAAGGTCTGGAGATGGTCGTTCCCTGCGAGGCCCGCACCGCAGGCGCTATCATCTACTACCCTATGTCCATGCTGATTGCTACTGGCATCTGCTGATTCACCTGTGGAGCTGCCGTACGTTTGTGCGGCGGCTCCTATCTTTTTGTAAAGGAGCCATGATATGAAACTGAAGAATATCGGAAACAAAATCATCAGCATCGGCGCTACCGTGATCCTGCCGGGTGAAGCCAAGGAAGTCACCGGCTATGATGACAACGAAATCGTGAAGTTCTTCATCAGGCAGGGAAACCTGTCCGAGGTCAAGAGCCGCACTGCTGCGAAGGAGAAATAAGTCATGGAAGATGCCGTCAGAATTTTCAGGCTGGTTGCCGCCGAGTTCGACGCGCTGAACGATGAGACCGTTGAGGCATGGCTGAACCTCACAGAGCCGCTCATCAGCAAGAAGGTGTTCGGGAAGCTGTATGACCAAGCCATCGCACTCCTGACGGCACATCGCCTGAAAATGGCCGGCTATGGCAACAACCAGTACGGAAGCGTAGGCGACGCTCTGCGCGTTGGAAGCTACACTGAAGGCGAAACGTCTGTCAGCTTCAACGTAAATCAGGGAACCAACCTGATGGCAGATGCCGAACTGGCGCTGACTCCCTATGGTCTGGAGTATTTGACGCTGCGGCGGCTGGTCGTGATCTCGATTCGCTCAGCGGGTGAGTGCCGATGACTGGCGGGTGGGACCGGCTGACCCCGGAAGGGGAAAAGTTCTTCCGCCAAATTGATGAGCTTCAGGACAAGGAAGTTTTTGTTGGATTTCAGGCTGGCAAGGTCACAGACGACCGGGGCGTTGATATGGCTCAAATAGCTATGTGGAACGAACTGGGAACTTCGACCGCGCCGTCCCGGCCATTTCTGCGAAAGAGCGTTGATGAGAATGCTGACCCCATCAATGCCATGTGCGCACAGCAGCTAAAGGCTATTACTGCTGGCGGAACGGCCGAGCAAAGCCTGAAGCAAATTGGTGTATTCGGCGTGGGCTTAGTTCAAGAGAAAATCGAGAGCGGCAGCTATGAACCGAACGCGCCCTCCACCATCCGCAAGAAGAAATCGGACAAACCGCTGATCGACACCGGCAGAATGCGGCAGTCCGTCAAATACGTCATTCGCAAGAAAGGAAGTGGTTGATATGGGGCTGGGCATTTTTCGCAGAGCATTTGTTGTGCGTCGCTTCGGCGAGGAGAACATTGTCGATGGTTATGGGGTTTCCGGGTATAAAGACTTCATCACGTCCCTGAATGTTCAGCCGCTCTCCAAAGATGAGCTTCAGGCGCTCCCGGAAGGTGAGAACACCGTAAAGCGCATGAAGGCTTTCGGTGATCTCGTTTTCCATACCGCAGACCGCTCTGTCGGCCGCAGAGCCGACTGGCTTTTCTATCAGGGGCGGATGGACCCGGAAGGACACTGGTATGAATGTGTCAGCTCGCTGGGGTGGGACCACACGATGGTGGGTCACTGCCGCAGCGAGTTTGTTCAGGTTTCAGCAGCAGAGGCCAACCGTATGCCGCGCCCTGAAATCCGAGCAGATGGGAAAGGTGGGTATTGCTGCGTATGACGCTTTCTGAACTGAAGAAGCTGCTTGTGCAGCTCACCCAAACGTACTTTGCTGGAGCAACCGTGACGTATGCCAAGCAGAGCTTTGTAGCAAAGCCCGGCAGTCCGCTGGTCACGCTGACCACCGGCTCCGTCAACCGGTCGAGAAACCCGCCGGTCAAAATCATTGAAGGCACACCGGTAGCCTTTTATCCTGCATCTGTTCCTGTGCAGATTGATCTGTTCACGCATGGCAGGCAGGAAGAAGTGGCACCGGGCTTCACCCCCATTGCCGAAAACACGGCTGAAGATGATATGCTGGCCTTTGAGAGTTTCCTGAACTCCCCGTTCGTAACACAGTGGTGTCACCAGCATGACATCGCCATTGTCGTTCCTACGGCAGTTCAGGATTTGACCGATTTGGTGCATGATACCAACTACGAGTTCCGGGCAATGCTGGAAATCGCGGTTTATTTCACCATGACGGCCATCGGCATTACCGGAACGCTGGACATCGACAGCGTGAAGCATTCCGATGGCGAAGATGACATCCAAGCTGATGATGTCATCAACATTGAGCCGCAGGTAACCCCGACACCCAGCGGCGGCGGCAGTTCGGAGATGACTGCCCATGAGGGCGACTATTTCACGAACGCAGAGATAAATAACAGACTCGTAAAGGAGGAAAAAGATATATGAGCAATAGCCTCGATAGGATTTGTACCGTTGACATCTCGCTGGCGTCCCCCATCTCCAACGATGCCAACTTCGACAATATCCTGATTCTGGGTCCTGCCCCTGCAAATCCGACTGGGGATGTACCCGCCATCGGCGTGTACAACAGTCTGGAGGAGCTGACGGCGCTGGGCATCGCTGCCACCGGTGAACGCACCGACCCTGTTGGCGTGGCTGCACGGGTGGCTTTTTCGCAGTCTCCCAGACCCCACGAGGTCTATGTTGCCTTTATGGGCGACATCGTGGACAAGGAGAGCGAAGACCCCGCATTGCAGACCGTAAGTGATGTTCTGGAGAATGCGCTGGCCGTCAATGGCTGGTACTGCATCTGCCCGGTCGGCCTGGCGGATGAAAAGGTCAAGGAAATCATCCAGTGGACCGAAACCCAGAACAAGCTGTGCGGCTACATCGACAAGGACCCGGAAAAGCCTATTGTCGAGACCGGCCTGTACCTGCGCAGCTTCCCGTTCTTCCCGAAGGAAACCGCAGACCAGTTGGAGAACGACATCCCGGCCGAAAACCTGTACGGCATGGCTGTAGCTGCGGCCGTCAAGGCGATGAACTACCACGCCGGTCAGGAAACGTGGGCACTGATGCCGCTTGCGACCGTTTCTCCTGCAAAGCTGACCAGCACGTTTATCAAGAAACTGGAGGCCGCAAATTTCAACTACGTCATTACCGTGGCATCCAAGAACATCACGCAGGGCGGCAAGACCGGCGGCGGTGAGTGGATTGATGTTATCCGCTTCCGCGACTGGCTCCAGAACGATATGCAGGTTCGTGTCGTGAACCTGCTCATCGTCAACCCGAAGATTCCCTACACCGACAACGGTATCGGCCTTGTTGAGAACCAGATGCTTGCATCCCTGAAGGACGGCCAGAAGTACGGCGGCATTGCTCCTACGGAGTACGATGCAGACGGAAATGCTATTCCGGGCTACACCACGTCCGTGCCGCTGGCAGCAGACCTGACCAGCACCCAGAAGGCATCCCGCATCCTGAAGGACTGCAAGTTCTCTGCCCGCATTGCTGGTGCTATCCATGTGGTAGAAATCAAGGGTTGCCTGACCTACGAGAATCTGTAAGGGAGGGAAAGTAAATGTCCAGCAAGATCAAGACCTACAACCCGAAGGAAGTTATCGTCACCTGTGGTACGCACATTGTCACCGGCTATGCAGATGACAGCTTCATCAGCATTGAGCCGAACGGCGACGGTATTACCAAAAAGACCGGCTGTGACGGCGAAATTGCCCGTTCAATTTCGCCGGATAACACCTACAAGGTCAAGCTCACCCTGTTGCAGACCAGCGACAGCAACTCGTACTTCTCCGGTATGGTCAATCTCGACCGCGACACCGGCAACGGTCTGTTCCCGATTCTGATCAAGGACCTGAAGGGCGGTCTGGTGTTCAGTACGGAAGCTGCGTGGTGTGTGAAGAAAGCTCCCGTCACTCGCGGCAAAGAGACCAACAACCGTGAGTGGGAGCTTGACACCGGCGATGCCACCATGAACGAGTAAGGAGGACACCGATGAATAACCTGAAGCAGCTCGAAACCCGCGAAGTCACCGTGGGCGAGAACATTTTCTACATCCGGCCGCTCCCGGCGTTCAAAGCAGCGAACATGACCGGAGAGCTGGCAGCACTCGTCCTGCCGCTCGTTTCCGGCCTTGCGCCGCTGCTGTCTGCGGTGGACCTGGAGAAAGAGGACAATGGCCTGCTCGACATCAAGGTTGAGGATGCGGCTCCTGCGATTGCGGGGGCCTTTTCTTCGCTTGATGGCGATAAGGTTGAGCAGATTCTGAAGCACCTGCTGATCGCGGGCAGCAACATCTCGGTGGAACAGCCGGGCGAAAAGGTGCGCCTGCTTACGGAAGACCTTGCCAATGAAGTGTTCTGCACCGATGTGCAGGATATGTTCATTTTGGCCTTTGAGGTCATCCGCACCAACTACAACGGTTTTTTCAAGAAGCTCGGCGACCGATTTGGCAAAGTCGCCGAGTGGGCGGAGAAGACTCTGAAGAAGGCACGGAGCGCTACGGCGACCTCGACCTCAGCGACTTCACAGAGCTTGAGCTGAGAATGTATATCCTCATCAAGGCCCGGCTTGCGTCCATGTGGGAGCTGAAGAACTGCTACACGCTGGACGAAGCTCTGAAGCTCTATGCACTGTACCGCATGGAGCAGGATGTGGAGGCCGGCCGGGTAGAGGATATGGCTAAGGAGGTGAGCTGACCAGCATGACCATAAGAGACATCGGCATTCTGTTTGGCTACAAGGTCGATGAATCCTCCGAGCGAAAGGTAGAAGGCAGCATCAAATCGCTGAAGTCGATGGCCTCCAAGGTCCTCGGCGCGGTCGGCATCACGCTGTCCGTGGCCGGTATCAAAAAAGCCATTGACGGCTGCGTAGAAGTTGCATCCTCCGTTGAGGAAATGGAGAACAAGTTCAACGTGGTCTTCGGCGATATGCGGGATGATGTTGATAAATGGGCGCAGGATTACTCCGATGCCATCGGCCGCAACAAAAACGACATCAAGACGTACCTTGCCGACCAGCAGAACCTGTTGGTCGGTTTTGGCATGACCCGCCAAGCCGGTGCCGAAATGGCCGAGCAGATGACATCGCTGGCGCTCGACCTTGCCTCTTTTGGCAATATGGACGAAACAACGTCCGTAAATGCCATGACGAAAGCCGTCATGGGCGAGTCCGAAGCGGCCAAGACGCTGGGCGCAGTGCTTAACGACAGCACCAGAGCGCAGGCGATGGCTACGCTGGGCCTGAAGGGAACCTACGATAAGCTGGACCAGCTCACGAAGATGCAGGTCAACTATCAGGCTATCCTCCAGCAAAGCCCGGACGCCATTGGCGATTGCAAGCGCAGTCTCGACAGCTACGAAAGCACCAAGAAGCGCTACATCGCCAAGCTGAAGGAAATCAAGACGATCGTCGGCCAGTTCTTCCTGCCGACCTATCAGAAGATTCTGAGCATTGGCGCGAAGGGGCTGACGATGGTTCGCGACTGGCTCCAGAAGCTCACCGACCTTACGGATAAGCTGGGCGGCTCGCAGCGCGTTATATCGGTCCTGATAGGCGCACTGACCGCCCTGTTTGTAGCCATGAATCTCAAGAAGATTGGACTGGTCATAAGCGGCTTTACGAAGCTGGCGCGGGCAATAGGGCTGGGCCACGGGAAGGCACTGGCCTTCTTTGCTGTTTTTCTGCTGCTGGCTCTCGTGATCGAGGACTTCATCTCGTTCATGAGGGGCGACAACAGCCTGCTCGGAACCATGCTCGAACGAGCTGGCATAGACTGCGAAAAGCTACGCCAGAACATCATCGGAGTATGGACGAATATCAAGCAGGCCATCGGGTACATCGGAGAGGGAATCCGCAACGTGGTTGTCCCCATATTTGAGGGCATCCGAACGGCGGCGGTGGTAGCGTTCGAGAAGATTCAGCAGAAGGTGGCTCAGGTAGCCCCCGGAATAGCTGCGTTCTTCGACAAACTGGGCAGCGGCAAGGTTGACAAGAAGCAGTGGACGGACATCGGCGAATCCATTGGTAGAATTGCCGTGGGCGTCGTGGCCGTCATTGCGGCTGTCAAGGGAATTTCCGCAGTCTTCGGCGTAATCACGACCATCATTTCCGTTGTCAAAGCGGTTATTTCTGTTATCAAGCTCGCGTTTGTTGTCGTAAAGAGCATCATTACGGTCATCAAGGTGGTAGGTGCTGTAATCTCCATCGTCGCAAGCGCCTTTGGCCCGGTGATTCTGGCAATCGCTGCTGCAATCGCAATCGGTGTTCTGCTGTGGAAGAACTGGGACAAGATTCGTGAGGCAGCAGGCAATCTGCTGGAAGGCATCAAGGCTACGATTGGCAACGTCCGCGATGCCATTGTGACGGGCATCCAAGCGGCCATCGACTGGATAACATCTCTCCCGGCTGAAGCCCTGAAGTGGGGCTCCGACATCATCGACGGCATCGTATCAGGCATCCAGTCTGCGGTAGGTCGTGTAGGCGAGGCTGTAAAAGGCGTAGCCGATAAGATCAAGTCGTTCCTCGGCTTCTCGGAGCCGGAGGATGGCCCCCTGAGCGACTTCCACACCTATATGCCGGACATGATCGACCTGATGGCATCGGGCATCACTTCCGGCAAGAAGAAGGTGAAGGATGCACTGGAAGGCATGACCGGCGAAATGTCGGTCATCGCCAAGGCCAATGTGGTTTCCAAAGCTACCGGGCGGGGCGCAACCGGCAGAACGACCGGTGGACGCACTGTGACCCAGAACGTAAACATCAACAACCAGTTCAACGGCGACCGCGCCGGGCAGCAAAAGAGTTCTGAGGCTATGGATAAGGCCGCAGGCGATGCTACCGGCGAGATGGCCCGTGCGCTGGCATTTGCAAAGTAGGTGAGAGTACATGGCAAGAGCAAAACAGCCCGTCAGCGTCGATGACATCGAGTTTGATGCCCTGATCGACTCCGAAGAAGGCTATGAAGCGGATGTGCCTGAGTACCCGACCGAAAAGGGCTTCAGTGTAAGCGACACCATCGTGCTGAAAGCCGACACCCTGAACATGACGCTCTATGTGACCGATACGCCGGTGACATGGCGGAAACGTACAGGCTCCGGCCCCGGAAAAACGGAGGGCGTTGTTCGTCGGCTGAAGGACTTGTATTTTGCCAAGAAGATTCTCGAAGTCACGACCACTGACTGCGTGTACTCCAACATGGTGATTACAAGCATGAGCATCAAGAAGTCTGTGGAGGTCGGCTACGCCCGTGAAATCCCGATTTCCTTCAAGAAGATCGAGGTGACGGAAACCGCCACCGCAGAAATACCGGCCAGCTACGGCAAGTCGGGTAAAACAGGGAAAGCCGCTGGAAAAGCAAGCACAACCGCCGCAAGCACGGCGGGAAGCAGCTCATCCAGCGGTTCTTCGTCTGGTTCGTCCAGCTCTAGCAGGAGTTCTGTTCTCTATAACACTGCCAGCGGCTTCGGCCTGCTGGGATAAGGAGGGTGTTCGTGGACTACTTCGTCATCGAAGTCCCGGACATGAACGACAGCGTTGTCAAAGTTTCCCTCCAAAGCAGGCTGTATCAACTGCGATTCACATGGAATGACACCGGCGGCTACTGGATGCTCGGAGTGATGGATTCACTCGGAACGCCACTGCTACTCGGTGTCAAGATGGTCCCGCAGTTTCCGCTCAATCTGCTGTTCGGCCGGGATGATATGCCCAGCGGCATCTTCGCTATCCTGACCGAAAAGGAGAGCGTCGGTCGGCAGGATTTTGCCGATGGGACGGCTCGTTTTGTGTTTGTCCCGGCATGATGCTGGAACAAATCATCCAGTAAAATCAATTCTCATTTTGAACAAATCTTCGATGGCGGGTTTGACAATTCGCTCTCAGAAGGTTCCAGACAAATTTCCATATACTTTTACTGGTAAAGCCCGGGTTTAATCAGAGGCTTTTCAGAGGTTTTGGGATGAATGTCGCTCAAAATCGCCGATTTTACACAGAATCCGTTGGATTGTCCGCCGGACAGTCCTCGGACTGACCAAAACGGGAAACTTTCGCAAAACGCTCATATCATTGGTCACTTTCATTGCATTACCAGAACGGTAAGCTAGAATGAAGATGTGAACCGGGCAAACAAAAAAAGAACCAGCGGCTCGCCCTACAAAAGCACCGCTGGTTCCTATCTCATGCCCGGAACGATACGAAGAAGTTCCGTTGATACGATTATATCATACCAGCGGACTTCTTGCAAGACAAAGGAGTGTGCTGATATGAGCGTAGTAGACCTTGAGCGTGAGGTCATCCGTATGGGCGATGTCGGTGTCGCTATCGACATGGTGGACAGCAACCTTGCAGATGGCAAGCTGGAGCAGGCGGAACGCGCCGTTGTGATTCTCCGGGAAATCTTCAATGCCCGCAACAAAGGGCTGCGGAGCTGCTTCTACGGAGGTGATTGGAATGCGATTTGCTGAAGAAGGAACTCAGCAAGGCGAAGTAAGAGGAAACCTTCAGGGCTGCGGAAACGCAGCCTTTTTTGTTGCCATCGAAAGGGGAGAATGCCGTGGAAAATTTTGACAGGCAGTACCGGCTGGCGGCGGGCAAGGCAGGCTCGGCCGGGTTTGAAATTGGCAGCGGCAAGCGACCGCTGCACGTTTCGTTTTCGGTAGAAAAGGCCGACACCAACAGCCAGAATACGGCCAAAGTGACTATCTGGAATCTGAGCGACGAACACCTTGCAGAGCTGAGAAAAAACGACTGCGTGGTCGTGCTCCATGCAGGGTATGGCAACACCCGTCCGCTCATCTTCACCGGCGTAGTCACATTTGCTACGACAAAAGCTGACGGAGCAGACAGGGCAACGGAGATCGAGCTGGTGGATAACCGCATTGAAGTCCGCGACACCTACGTTTCCGTAAGCTATGCCGGGGCTGTAAACTGCAAGACCCTGATACAGGACACCGCAGACCAGATGGGCGTGACGGTTTCTTTCTCCTACAACGCAGAGTTCAAGGACATCCCGAATGGCTACAGCTATGTTGGCCCGGCAAGAAATGTGCTGACGAAAGCCTGCGAAACCAGCGGATTAACGTGGAGCATCAACAACGGCGTCTTGCAGGTCAAAAAGCCGGGCGATACGATGAGCCGCGAGGTGTATGAGCTTTCGGCAGAAAAGGGCCTGCTGGGCCTCCCAGAGCGTGTCCAAATCTCCAATGAGGACAAGGGGTACAGCTACGGCTGGGACGTGGAGTACCTGATGAACGCCGCAATCGGACTGGACGATTATGTGTACCTGAACAGCAAGGTAGTCAAGGGCTATTTCCGGGTCTACTCGGTGCGGATTGAGGGCGACAATATGGAAGGTTCATGGAGCTGCACGGCCCGCCTGCTGGAGGTGAAGCAAAAATGATGCAGGAGTTTGTTGACCAAATCAATAAAAGCGCCCGCAGCGCGACGGAGGATATGCACACGGCTCTGCCGGGCGAGATAAAAAGCTACGACCCGGACAAGGGCGTCGCCACCGTGTTACCGAAAGCAAAGTTCACAAAGCCCGATGGCAGCACGATGGACTTCCCGGAAATCTCCGGGGTCCCGGTCGCGTTTCCGCAGAGCAAAAACGTCACTATCGCATGGCCCATCAAGAAAGGCGATGGATGCCTGCTGGTTTTTAGCGAACAGGCACTTGATTACTGGATGTACGGCAAGGAAACTGACACCAAGCTGAAGTTCGACTTGACCAACGCCATTGCCATTCCAAACCTCACATCTGGCGGCAACAGCACCATGAAGTTGGCCTGTGATGAGGATGCCGTAGCCATTGCCGCAGGCGACACAAAAGCCAAGATCACGCCCAAGACCGCAGAACTGACTCTCGGTTCGGCCAAGGTCAAAGTGGAGCCGAGCCTTGTGCAGATCACAGTCGGCGGCACGGTGCTGGCAATTTCACCCGACGGCGTGGACATCACCGGAAAGCTCACGGTCAAGGGTGGCATCACCGCAAGGGATGATGTCAAGGCATCCAACGGCAGTATCAGCCTTGCAAACCACGTCCACAGGGGCGACAGCGGCGGCATGACCGGGAAGCCGCAGTAAAGGAGGGAAAAGCGTGATAGACCTGAAGCTCGATGCCACCGGGGACTTAGAACTCTCAGCGGCAGGCGACATTTCAGCTACGGACAGCATCGTACAGGCTGTCCGTATTCGTTTGCTCTGGTTCTTTGGAGAGTGGCGGCTGATGCCTTCGCTCGGCTTTCCGTACTTTGAGAACCTGCTGGTCAAAAATCCGAATGAGTCCAAACTCCGGCATCTTATCCGGGAAACCGTGATGTCTGTCGATGGAGTGAAGGATGTGACGGATATTTCGTTTGACATTGACAAAAAGAACCGCAGTGCGTCCGTTGCGATCTCGTTTACTACGGACGAAGACAGGTTCAGAGAGGAGATCAGAATACCGTGGCAAAATATGGCTTAACACCGCAGGGACCTAACCCGAAACGTCTGGATGCAATCCTCGATGATATGCACGAACGAATGTCGGCCCGCCTCGGCGTGAACACCCGCCAGAACCCACAGTCTTTGCTGAATCACCTGCTGACCAATGTAGCAGATGAAATCGCAGAGCTGTGGGAATTTGGCGTGGATGTGTATCACTCGGAGTACGTTTCCAGCGCGACCGGAGTGAGCCTTGACTATGCAGCGCAGTTCGGCGGCTCCACGCGCGGAATGGCTGCAAAGTCCTACTACAGCATCCTCTGTACCGGCGTGGACGGTACGGCTATTCCGGTCGGCACGTCGATTGCATCCGACACCAGCCCGGCCACGAACCTTGTTTCCAGCGCAGACGCAGAGATCACGAGAGCATCCTTCAACAAGGCCACCGTTATCCTCGCGTCCCCGGAGGCAAAAACAGCCCTTGGGGTGGCTCTTAACGGAAACCTATACACCATTACCCCTGACCCCAAACAAAGCACCAGCGAAGCCCTAGAGGCTCTGGGAACAGCCATCACGGATAAGGACTTCCATGTGACGGTCATCAACGACACCATCGTGATCGAGGCGGTCGATGAAACCAGCTCCAATACGCTGGTCCTATCAGAAAACCTGACTACTGCTTCTGTGGGCAGCATCGTCACATTTGAGACTGCCGAGCCGGGCGACATCTTCATTCCGAACGGCGTAATCACGAAGATCACGAAAGCTGTTCCGGGCATGGAGTCCGTGGTCAACGTGGGAAGCTATGTTGCCGGTCAGCTCGCAGAGAGTGATGTGGAGTTCCGAAAGTCCTATACGAACAAAATCTACAACCGCTCGTCTGCCATGCTGGAAAGCATCAGGAGCGCTATCCTGAAGAATGTGCAGGGTGTAGTCAGTGTGGCCCCCTATGAGAACTGCACAAACGAAGTGGATTCTGCCGGCCGGTGGCCGCACAGCATCGAGGTCGTAGTCGAGGGCGGCGACGCAACGGAAATTGCCCAGCAAATCCTGAACACAAAGGCAGGCGGCATCAACACTTTCGGCAGCGTAGAAACCACCCTGCACGGCGTTTATGGCGAGGACATCGTGATTCGCTTCAACCGCCCGACGTATGTCAAGGTCTGGTTCCGTGTCGGGGTCACCCTGAGTCCGAACATCAATCCTCCGGCCAACTACGCCGAACTTATCAAGGAGCAGATTCTGGAAAAGATGGCCGGGCTTGAGGCGGGGGAGAACGTCATTCCGCAGAAGTTCAACTTGCAGGTGTCCGGCATCGACTACATCGACGTGTGGCTGTACGCAACGCCGAATGACGGAGATATGCCGGGCGGCAGTTACAATCAGCGCAGCGTGTCCATCTCGGCGCGGGAACGGGCCGTCACCGATGAGAACCGAATCGAGGTGGTCATGGATGGTTGATTACATCCAGAAGCTCCGGGATGATCTTGTGGAGCAGTTCAAGGGCAAGCCGGTCATCGACGCGCTCATGGAGGCCGTCGGTGATGAGCTGAACGAGGTTCGGCAGTTTTACGAAGACCTGCGCAACAAGCGGAACATCCAGACCGCAATCGGAAAGCAGCTTGACGGCATCGGCGACAATGCGGTTCTGACCCGCCTTGAAGCCGGTGCTTTGGCCTGTACCAAGGAATCGGTCTACGTCCTGACTGACGATGACTACCGAACGTACCTGATATACAAAATCTGGAAGAACACCAACCGCTGCACCTACTACGACATCATCCGGGCGTTCAAAATGTTCTGGGACAAGCCGCTGCATTACCGCGAGGACCCGGATGTTCCGGCCACCATGATTTTTGAAACCGACGCCCTGACGCCGGAGGATGATGTTTCCAAGCTGCTGAATGCACCCCTCATCAAGGCCGCAGGCGTGGCCATCATGGTGATTGCAAAGACTGAATCACCAGAAATGGTCGCAGATGTGCCGATGCAGGCCATTCTGGGGCGCGGCTATATGACCACGACCCTGCCGGAGATAGCAGTTGGCGAGGACTTTATCGACACCGTGCTGCCGGTCCCCGCAGCACAGAATATCACGCAGACGAAACTGCCCGAAATCGAGGAGGATGAGTTATGAGCTACTATGGCTTTGTTGTTACGGACAGCGGTCGAGAGCTGATTGCCAAGCTGGTTGCAGGGCAGCAGCTCCCGATCTCGAAGATTATGGTGGGAAGCGGAATCGTCCCGGATGATGTGAAGCCTGCATCCATGACCGCGCTGGTTGAGCCGGTCGCTGCGGGCACATCGACTGCGCCGGTCTATGATGGAGCCAGCGTCCGCATGATCGTTGAATACCGCTCTGACCTGAACGGTGGTCTTGACCACGGCTTCTGGCTCCGGGAGTTCGGCGTATTCGCCTTTGACCCGGACAAGGGCGAAGTCCTTATCTACTACGGAACGCTGGGCGATTATCCGCAGTACGTCAGCGCCGCCTCTGACACCGGCGTGGACGTCCGCCGCTTCCCGGTGTGCATCGTCATCGGCGAGGGGCTGGGCGTCACCGTAGACTATAAGTGCGAGGCATGGATGACGGCGGAGGACGTGGAGCAGTATTGCTCGGTCACGATGCTTCCCGCATTCCTCCGGGAAGCCCAGAAGCTCGTGGATGCCCACGATGAGGACGAAGAAGCCCACCACTCCATCCAGAACAGTATCTCCGACGTGTCCGCCCGTCTGGCTCTGCTGGAGCTGATGTTCAATACCTCCGTCACCGGGAACCCGTTCACGATTACGTTTGAGACGCTGGACGGCACGGTGGTGGAAGGTGTCTGGAACACCACGGCAAAAAGAATCGAGTTCTAATGAAACGAATGAACTTATCCCGTTCACCGCCGCTCAATTTGAAACAAAATTTTACGCCGGAAATTCAATAAAAGGAGGCCTTTTTTATGGCTTATGTAACCTTGGGTTCCAAAGCAGTCGGCAGCACCATCAAGCTGAAAGTAAATGGTTCTGCCCGAAACTTCATCGTTATCCATCAGGGCAAGCCGTCCAGCGTCTATGACGATAGCTGCAACGGCACATGGCTTCTGATGAAGGACATTTATGAGAACCGTGCATGGCATAGCTCGAACACCAACGATTATGCCAACAGCACCATCCATTCCTACCTGAACAGCACGTTCCTGAATCTGTTCGAGTCGAACATCAAGAACGCCATCAAGCAGGTAAAGATTCCGTATCGCAAGGGCCACGGTACGTCCACGACCGTCACCAGCGGCTCGAATGGCCTGTCTGCGAAGATCTTCCTGCTCAGTACGACCGAAACGAGTTTCAGCTACTCCTATATGCCGAGAGGCGAGGGTGCAGAGCTAGCCTATTTCAAGGGCTGTGCAGACAATGGTTCGGATTCCAAGCGTGTTGCCTATCTCAACGGTTCTGCCACCGGCTGGTGGCTCCGCTCTCCGGGCTGCAACATCACCTCCAACCGCGCGCTGGTGGTCGGCTCCGCTGGCACCAGTGGCGACACCAACTGCTCCAGCTCGAGAGGCATTCGCCCCGCTTTGATTCTGCCCTCTTCTCTCTTGGTGTCTGACGATGGCGCGGTCTCGACTAACACCGCACCATCTACCCCGGGCAGCATCTCCGTTCCTTCGTCCATTATGGGCGGCACGAACATCTCGATCTCGTGGGCAAAAAGCTCTGATGCAGAAAGCAACCTCGCCGGCTACAAGGTAGAGCGTTCGACCAACGGCGGCAGCTCGTGGAGCCAGATTTATCAGGGTACTGCCACCAGCACCACGAACAATGTCGCCTTTGGCACTGCGTCCGTGATGTACCGTGTCAAGGCGTATGACGATGAGGGACTGGAGTCCAGCTGGCGCACCAGTTCGCAGGTAACGGTGGTCAACAACAACGCCCCGTCTGCGCCGCCGTCCATCGCGGTCCCGAACGATGTCAAGGGTGGAAGCACGCTGGTGATCTCGTGGACTGCGGCCAGCGACAGCGACGGAAATCTGACCGGCTACATTCTGGAGCGCAGCACCAACGGCGGTAGCACCTACACGCAGGTGTACAAGGGCAATGCTCTGACCTACACCGACACCATCACCAAGGGCTGGGCAACCGTGATGTACCGTGTCAAGGCGTATGACAGCTACAATGCGCAGTCCGGCTACACCACCTCCAGCAAGCGCATGGTCGATAACAACACCGCCCCGACGATCACGACCTCCAGCGCGGCCAGCCTCGGCACCAAGTCCAGCGGCTTCACCGTCTCGTATTCCGTGGATGATGAGGACGCGGTGGACACCCTGACTGTCACCGAAAAGCTGGACGGCACGACCAAGCGCACCTACACCGCGACCCGCAAGACCACCAACAGCTTCGCCGTCACCGGTGAATATTTCCAGAAAATTACGAACGGCAGTCACACCATGACCGTTACCGTGACCGATGGCAAGGCCACCGTAACCAAGACGTTCACCTTTACGAAGGCCGTCACCGCCGCCAGCATCACGCTGGCGAAGCCGATGGAGGCGGATGCCCAGATCACGCTCTGCGCCATCACCGTCGGCGGTCTGATTCCCGCCGACGCTGTGTTCAAGGTGGAGGTCACGAACAACGGCAAGGACAGTTCGCCGGTATGGGAGGACGCCACCACCGAGGCCCGGAATGGCCGGAACCATTTGTTCACGAACCAGACTGCGACCAACGGCTTTGCATTCAATTTCCGCGTTACCGCAGAGCGCGGCGCAAGCGGCGAGAGCGGTTATATCGCTTCGATTCAGGGAGGTTTCCAGTAATGGGTTTGAAAAGAGTAAGAGTCGATTCTGTAGCCAAGTTGCAGAAGAAGAAAACGATGGCGGAATTGCAGGAGGAGAATGAAGCCCTGAAAACCAAGGTTTCTTCTCTGGAAACCAACCTCGTTAATACCCAGATGGCGCTGTGCGACGTGTACGAACAGCTCATCGCGGTCACATCCGCCGCAGATAAGGAGGCATAATCATGGCAGAAGTCTATGCAACCCTCATCCGCCGGGGGCGGAAAACCATCGAGCAGGTGCCTGAGCACCTGCGGGAAGAAGTCAAGGCCATTCTCGCGGCGGACGGCAACGCATGAGCCGCCTGCGGGAATTTGCCTTAAAAATATTACTGAGAAAGGAGAAAGGCATCATGGCAGTCATCTATGCAACCCTCATTGTGAAGGGCAAGAAGACCCTCGATCAGGTTCCGGCGCTGATTCGGAAGTAGGTTGAGGAAATCCTGAAGGATCTCGAAGTCGAGGTCGAGTGATCGCGCAGGGGAGTCGGGAGAACCGGCTCCCCTCATTTTTTTGCATGACGAAGGAGAGGAGGTTCAGATGGACCAGCCTATTACGCGAGCCGAGCATGAGGAGTTCAAGCGTCGGCTCGAGGAAGAAAATGCCCGTCAGGACAGACGAATCGCCTTGCTGGAGGAAAGCGTAAGCAAAATGGGCGCACTGTCCACTTCGGTCGAGAAGCTGGCCCTGAGTATGGAGAGCATGGTCAGGGAGCAGGAAAAGCAGGGAAAACGGCTGGAAACTCTGGAGAGCCGCGATGGAGAGCTGTGGCGTAAGGCCGTCGGCTATGCAGTAACGGCCATCATCGGTGCTTTTCTCGGCTATGTGTTCACCAAAATCGGTTTTTAGGAGGTGTGCAAGTTGAGCATCATTACGTTCCAGCGCGGGGATAAGACCGCGCTCACCAAGAACTTTACCAAGTCCGAGTTCGAGTGTCCCTGCGGCTGCGGACAGCAGTCGGTGGACACGGAGCTGGCCGAAAAGCTCCAGCTCATCCGGGACAAGGTGAACCGCCCGCTGAAGATCACGTCTGGCTACCGCTGCATCACGCACAACGCCAGCAAGGCCGTGGGCGGAAGCCCGAACTCCAAGCACCGCTACGGCATGGCAGCGGACTGGAGGACGGAGAATCGGAGTATCAACCCTGTGGCACTGGGCATCCTTGCTCAAGCCGTGGGGTTCGGCGGCATCGGCATCTACTGGCACAGCCGTGGAGCCTTTGTCCACGCCGACACCCGTGGCACGAAAGCGACGTGGCTCTGCACCACGCCTGGAAAGTACCCCAGCACGACCTACAACAAGTTCGTGCTTCCCACCATCCGCCGGGGCTGCACCGGGGACGCGAACCGCAGTGCGACGATCATGCTCCAGAAGCTCCTGAAGCTGAAGGCTGATGGCCTGTTCGGAGAGGGGACGGAAAATGCCCTGATGAAAGCGCAGGAGGCGCATGGCCTGACTGTGGACGGCATCTGCGGCCCTGCATCGTGGAAGGCGCTGTCTGGCGCTGACAAGTACCTGTGAGAGGAGATAGGCTCTATGACGAATAGCAAAGTGTCCATCGCTACGCTGGCCCGCACGGCCGCTCTGGCGTTCGCTCTGGCAAATCAGGTTTCGAGCGCAGCCGGGAAGCCCCTGCTGCCCATCGAAAGTTCGGAGGTGGAACAGTTCGTGACCACCGGCCTGACCATTGCCACCAGCGTCGCTGCGTGGTGGAAGAACAACAGCTTTACCGCTGCCGCCATCGAAGGTGATAAGCGGATGAACAGCCTGAAGAATCAGGTTCACTGAATGAAAGGAGTAACCGAATATGAATGAGTTTACGAGAAGCCTGCTGTACGTTGCCCTGCTGGTCTGCGTTCCCATCGTGACCGTCTGCATCCAGAAAGGCATTGCCGTGTTCATCGAGTTCATCGTGGCAAAGACCAACGACATCAAGGTGCAGCGCCTCGTCCGCGAAATCGGCAGTGCGGTGTCCGATGCCGTGGCCGCGATGAACCAGACCTACGTCAACGACCTCAAAGCCGCCGGGACGTTCAATGAGGCGGAGCAGAAGGAAGCCCTGATGCGGGCCGTGTCTGCCGCCCTGAAAAGCATGAGCAGCGACGCACAGGACTACATCAAGAGCACCTTCGGCGATACGACCCAGTACCTCGAAAATCGTATTGAGGCCCAGATCGACGCCAACCACGTCGCCGCCAAGCAGGCCGCTGCCCAGAATACGCTGAATCTGGGCTGAGTCAGCGCAAAGTCAGCGTAAAGTCAGCGTAAAATGATAATCCCCCTGTACCATGACCCGTAAAAAGGCTGGTGCAGGGGGATTTTTTTGTTTGCACGGAAATTTCGATGGAACAACGTCGCCAGAAAAATCAATTCTCAAAATAGCCAAATTTTGTTATGCACTTTTGACAAATCCTTCCCAGAAAGTCCCAGACATTTTCCAATACACTCTTACCCGTAACCAAAACGTAA